GCTGAGCAGCACGCAATTTAGCGTTATCCTCCAGCAACGCGGCAACCTGCATGGTGAGGCGCGACAGCGTGTCCGTCATGCTCGCGTTCTGCTTGAGCACTTCCCCTAAGCGCTCGTTCAGCTGCTTGTTGGCTTCCAACAGCTCGTTGAGCTTCTTGTCGCTTTCCTCGTTGCGGTGGGGTGGCGGCGTGAAGCCTGGCTTGCGGAGCGTCTCCCGCTCCTGCGGCATGTAGGAAGACTTGGTGCTGGCCAGTTGCGCGCGGCGCGCGATCTCCCCGTCCGACAGGTTCAGCTCGCGGTACTGCGTGCCCGCTTTGCGCTGATCATCCGATTTGTTGCACACCAGACACGGCACCCAGCCCCAGCGCATGAGGCGCTTCGCACCGACTCCGCCTGAGCCAAAGATCGGCTGGCCCTTGGCGCCGCCCCCGGCCGCGACGAGGCCGGGGGTCAAGCCCGACTGGCACTCGGGATTTTTGCAAGTTGACTTACTACGCGCTGGTGCCGCCTCTACCCTGTCGCGTAAACTGCGTAAATCGACGCTTCTATCAACCATGAACGTGCGCCCACTTCAAACCACGAATAGCCTTACCTAGGGTTGTTTGCGCCACGTTGAGCTGCAACAGACGCATGATCTGCACATTCGAAATGCCCCCAGCAGAAAGCTTTCTAGCTTGCCTTACGGTGTCCTCCGTCAGTTTAGACCGCGCATGCGAGCTACCTTTGGCGCGCCCCGCATTAAAATAAAACCTACAATGATTAATACAGTCTGAGATGTTACCTTTGCGGGTATCCCAGCGTAAATTATACTGCCGGTTGTTGGTTGGGTCCCCGTCTCCGTGACACGTCTCTTGCCCAGTTGGGCGCGGGCCAACAAACGCTTCTAAAACTAACGAACCGATATTACAGACGCGACGCGGATTCTCATCGTTAGACAACACAACACTAAGACAAGTGATATACCCATTTTTATGCCAATGCTCCCGCGGGGATAGAAACCGCTCTGCTTTGCCATCCCTCCACGGTCGCCGCGACTTTACTCTACCCAAATTACTCACTGAGTAGAACGGGAAGTCCGGCACTGCGCGCCATACCTCTTTAGTTAAGCGCGCACGGCGCGCGGTGGGACCCGCTTGCACGCGTGCCGCAAGGTCCGATAACCCCACACTGCGGTCCACCGGGGCGGTCATAAAACGGGCAACCTCCGACCTGCATAATCGAACCAGCCCACTTTGTGCCCCAGGATCGTGGCGCAAGGGCCATTGGGCCACGCGAAGCGGTACTTGAGGGCGTCGCACGAGTTACGCCAGCCGCACCACAGGTACGCGCGCCACCACGCAGGCGCATTCGGCATGTACGGCACGAGCGCGGTGTTGTCCGCATTACCGACGAGGGCGCACTGTCCGCTGACCCCATCCTCGGGGTTGCCATAGACGTAGTTGAGCGGCATCCAGTCCCAAACATCAATCCGTCGCCGGGGGTCTTTGATCGAAAGAGCAAGACGCGTGTTCCATGCGTGCGTGAGGCAAAACGGAATCAGCAGTCCCCACCCCAACACCATGAAAAAGCACATGATGAACTGCGCGGTGATGTACCAGATCCAGCCCATCCACCGGCAGGAGGGCTCCTTGTCGGCCAGCACCCAAGCCGTCATGTTGACTAGCGAGACGAGCAGTATCCAGAAGATCACGCGCATCAAGAGGGTCATTGCAGTAATGCCCTCCGCAACGCGTCGGTAAAAGTAAGCCCCCACGTCGACGCATCGTGACGACGCTTAGACTCGGATACGCCCAAGCGTAACTCCTCCACACACTTATCCCGGTGTGCCCTACCTCTAAAGGCATACCATACCTTACCGTACCCTGAGATTTTACAGATGTGTGGCTTCAAACTCACGACATGGCCTCCCGAGCCTGCTGCAACGTTTTACCCGACAACAGCAGGCTTTCGAATTTTTCCAGATCTATATGGTTGGCGTCGAACCACTTGCACCATTCGGCAGACTCCGCTGGCGACATCAAGTATATCGTCTCCGTCATCGTCGCCATGTTGCGGGTCATCAACAGGCAGGTATCCCCCTCGCCCACCGCGCGTGCCTTGAAACGGTGGAATTCGCACTGGTGGTCACAGTTGCAGGCCTCTTTAGCTCGATCACTCATGGCGCACTCCCCACCAGCTTGTTGTTAGCTTCCAAGATCCACTCGCCCTCATCAAGAGCGGTGTTCTCGATGATGTTGATATAAGGCGCGAACGGGTTCGACTTCACATGGGCCACGATCGCGTAGACGATATTGCGCGCCTGGAAGAGGCGCGAGCTGTGCACGTAGAGCTGATAGCACCATGCCGGCCCCACATCGCGCGCGGCCATCTCCAGCGTCGTTTTGGAGAGCTGAAAGTAAATCGGCGCATCGCGCACGTCGAGCAACGGGGTGTACTCGATGCGCTCCTCGCACAGGTCGTAATAGCGTTTGGAGCGGGCGCGGCTTGCGATTTCCGCATCCAGCGAGTCGATGCCGTTGCGGCGGGTCATAACGGTACGGGCGCTCCAGGGGGCAACGGCGCGGTGCCTGCGAGCACCAAGGTGGTCAGCGCCGAGAAGCCGCTTTCGTTGTTGTTGGCATCCATGAAGGTGAACGCAAAGTCATAAGAGCCCGCGGGCAGATTGGCGGGCAGGTACTGCGCCATCGTGCACACGTAGTACGCGTTGCCCTTGACCATCTGGGTGGGAACCCCCGTCGCCAGCCCCAAGTCAATGCGGGCTTGTTGAGTGAGCGATGGGACGAGAGGCGTAGGGCCGTAATAAGCGATCAGGTGGTACGCATCCGGGATCGCCACCGTGGGCATGGGCACGCCGATGTTGGTATCCGGGGGCGTCGCGGCTTTGGTCACGGACACCCTCTCAAGTGCCACTCGTGCCAAGCAATCGAGCGCCAAAACGTCTTCATCCGGGTAGCTAACAAGTTGTCCGTTTGCCGCGCCCAGCGGAAGAACGCATCGCGCGCCTTGACGTGGCGCATCCGCACGAGCGCGCGGCGGGTACGCTTACCGTTGCGTACCCGCAGCTTGCGGGCGCCTAATCGCTGCGCCTTGGTTTGCAGCGGACTCACGCGGAGGCCTTGACTTGCGCATCGTTGTACAACCGCTCTTTCAGCAAATAACCCTCCAGTGACCAGATTTTGCGTACGGCGTTCTCGCGGGCCAGCTTGCGCCCCACTTCCGCATCAAAGTTCTCAGGCGATGCACAGGAGGATTCGCCCGTGACGGTGAAGCCGTTCTTGAGCACCAGCACGCACAGGGTGAGGCACTTGAGCGCCTCCCCACCTAACGGCGCCAGGTACGCCGGACCCAACACGGGGGTCGCGACCTTCGGAATTGCATCCCCCGTTAGATACCACTCGTACGCGATGCAGCTCTCGACGTGCGCCAGCGTCACGCGCGGTGAGGTGAGGCCCTTGTCCTGGATCTCTTGTTCGATATCGTTATCGCTCATAGCGCACTCACAGTTGTTGTACGTTGGGTGACGCCGCTGCCACCACGATTTATAACACGTCGGGCAGGCTTCCTTGCACATCGTACAGTCCGCACACAAGTAACCCCCCGGTGCTGCCGCATGCAACGCAGGGTCAATCATTATCGTTTCCAGACTCTTTGGAGAGAGCCGGGTGAGCGGACGATGGAATAACCAACTCCACAGCCGCCGGTACCACGGGCGTACCGGGTGAGCTGTCGAAAATAGCGCTACCCCATCGTCCATTCTTTTGCTCCAACCCACATGTACATAACCCGCGCCTGTCCGCCCCGACCAGATACTCTGCATAGCGGTACACGAAACAGGCGCGAGTATGCATATCAACACCCGCAGTGCTTACACACCTTGCAGTTGACGCGCCAACGCGCGGGCCACCGACAGACCAGCCATTTCAGGAAAGCTGAACAGGCTGGCCCAGTGTAGGAGGGACCGCGGTGTCGACCGTTGCCGTGATCGACGGTGAGAAATCCCCCTCGTTGCCCTGCGCGTCCATGAGGGTGAACACGAAGTCGTAGGAGCCGTTCCCTAAGCCTCCGGGCAGCTCGGTCGCGATCGGATCGTCCCAGTAGGCCACAGGAGGGGTGCCGACCGATTTCGTGGTGAGGGCCGAGACCGGACCCGCATCGATACGGGCCGCCTGGGTGTAGGACGGGACGAGCGGGGAAGGTCCGTAGTACACGATCAGATGATCGGTCGGGTCGGGCGCCGGGGTGGGAATAGGGATGCCGAAGTCTTTGAGCGGGACGGTCTTTGACACGAGACTAACTCCTAACTAGGGGACGTTGAGTGGGGACGACAATGTAACAGACAGGCTCTTTGGCAGGGTGTCCCTGCGCCACGATAACGCAAGCAACCACCCGCGCGCCCTCAACCACCTGGTTAGCGATTTCGAGGGCTTCCCCCTCGGTAAGGTACGCGACGGTGACTGCCGTTTTGATCGCCATGCTAGGGGGTCGGTTGAGAAAGAACGGGAGGCGAGGGACCAGAGGCATACGCCGGGACAGAGGTGACGTTCTTGGAATTGATCGAGAAGATGCGCACGCACACGGTGCCTTTCATGCCCGTGGGGTAGATCCAGGCGGAGGTGACGGATGCGCCCACCACGTTCATCCCGGCCTGATAGGTGCCGAACGCCCCGGTTGACGTGCAGGTGCCCCACTCGATACGGTAGCCGGTCAGATCCGTGAGGGGGGTGCCGTCGCTGTTCTGTGTGGGGGGCGTCCACACGACGCGTTGCTTGGCGGCGTACGCAGGGCGCGACATGCCAACAACGATGCCCGCACTGAGCACGAGAATGATAGCGACGAGTAGGGATGTTTGTTTCATCGGATGATCCCAAGTCCGCCCGGTGAGCGCTCAGACGGAGCTGACTGCGGCTCGGGCTGTTCGAGGTTCGGGTAGAACTGCGCGGGGCGGGTGCCGACCGGCCCTTCCTCCGCCGCCTTAGGCACCTGCGGCTCCTCGATCAATTCGTTGATGATCGGGTCGGAGGTATATCGGGTCGCCCAACCGGACAAGTGCACGCGCGGCTTGTCTGCCGCCAGCACGTAGCCGTGTTGGATGATGTGGTTCAGCAGTGAGCCCTCCATCCATACATCGTTCAGACAATAATCGATCACCTTGCCGCGCCGGCCCTGCTGCCACCACACAGGCGCCAGTGCGCCGTGGCCGGTCTTGGCGATGCCGAGAGTGGCTTGACAGACCGCATCGAGTCCCCAGCCGCCGTGCGTCTCAGGGTTGAACTTGTCGGGGTTGAATCCCTGCGCGACCCATATCTGCTCCAGGATGTCGTAGTGCTGCTCCACATGGCCCGAGGCATCCACGATGCCGTGCTGTGCCAGCAGCGGCAGATCAAAGCGCTTGGTGTTGAAGCCTGCGGTGGGTTTCCCCTCGATGTAATCACTCAGCTCGGCAAAGTCCTCCTCCAGAAAGACGCGCGTCAGATGACTCTCGGTGTCATACGTGCAGACAACGCTAATTCCCATGCCTTCGAAATCCTTCCAACCTTGACAATACTCGATACCGGGAATCGGGGTCTCGCCGCGCCCGAGAATGGCTTTCTTGATCTCGCAATCTAGGATTAGCATATGAAATTATCCAACAATTCGTCTTCCGGGTAGACCGCGCCGGGGCGGAATACCTCTTTGAGGGCGCGTCGATACTCCAGCGCGAGCATCGGGTGCACCACGAGAGTCTCACCTCCGAGCATGTACGCCTGCGGCACCCCGCGCATGCCATAGCGACGCAGCCACTTGTTGTTCATGCGACGCAGGTGGGAGGCGTTCTTGGCGCGACGCTTCGGGTACGTCTTGACACGCTCGTAAGTACACGCGGCGGTTGTCTCTACGATGCGCAAAGGAATCCCGTTAATCACGACTTTTCCTTACGGGTTGGAGTGTACGCAACGGCGGAGTCTTTACCGTATGGGGCATGGTAGTGCGGGTCGTACGCGTTGCCTTCCGCCTCACGCGCTTTCGCGTTGGCTAGATTACGGCGCTGCTCAGCCGGAGGCGTGCGCGGGGCGTTGTCGCCTTTGGCCAGGAAGTCATCGAGGTAACTCATTTGAGCGGCCCATCGGGTGCGTCCTTGTGCCAACTGCGCGAGCGCGGGTTCTCCGGCATGGGCACTACCGGGCGCAGCTTGTTGCACTGGCAGGTGGGGCAGTGCAAGCCCTCATGTCGCGCGGGGTTGGGGCCGGGGCACTGGTGCGTGTCCGCGGTGGGGGGTGTCAGCCGCACGCCGCACTGATCGCAGTAGTAAATGACCTTGTCTGCCTTCATACCGCGTCCGCTGCCTTGTTGAACTGTGGATGTTGAGTTGCCATGTGGCGTGCGAGTTGCGAGACGGTGCGGTGACAACACGGGCACACCCCGTGCTTGATGCGGTTCGCCATGCGCGTCTTGGCGGATTTGGTCGCGGTGAGGCGCCGCTCGGTTTTCTCCCGCGCGGCGCGCTCGGCAGCGGCGTTGTTCTGCGCGAAGGTCTTCTCCTGCAACAATCGAGCGGAAGTCTTTTTCTCCGCGTCCAGTTGTTTTTGCAACCGCTGGACATCCGTTTCTGCATAACTTTGCACATGCCCATTGGGGCAATAAAACGAGATGCCCTCGCGCTGCCAGCGCTGGCGCACGCTCGCCTCTACCGCAAACAGGCAGCCGCATTTGTAGCAAGTCACCGACTCTAAACCAACGGTCAAAAACCGGAGGGCTGCGGTGCTCATACCGACTGCTCCACGTCCGGGTGTAGGAATGTCGGCGTGCCCTGCGGGTAATCCAGCAACCGCTTGTTCTTGAAATCATACGTGATGTGATCGGCAGGATAAATGCGCACCTGCCCGCGCGTGCCCTCGATCACGAGCGCATCCCCCGTCGCGCGCAGCGCGTGCTTGAGCGGATGCTCGTTGCCCACCAGGGAACCTAAGGTGTTGAGCGCGGGTTGCCGGTGCGCGTTGGTCGGCACGATCACGAGCGCGGTGTTGCCCTCCAACGCGATGCGCAGTGCCTGCGTCAGGCGGTACTCGAACTCGGCGTGATCGTGGTCGCGATAGATCATCGCGGCTCCCGGCGCGTGACGACGCGCAACGCGCGGTAAATCGCCCAGCTTTTACGCATGAGGTACACGACGAGCCACACTGCGATAGCTACCCCCAAAATAACCAACATCGTGTGTTGACTCACGGCAAACACCACGCCCCGTAATAGTGATGCATCACGGTCCACGCCAGCAGGCAGCCCAGCGCGAAGCCCAACACCAGCTCCCCGAGCCAACGCAAGACGCTCATCGGCCGCCCTCGCCTTCCCAAGTCGAGATATCCGGCTCGTCAAAGAAAAAGTTGAAAATACGGGCGGCAATCGTCTCGATGGTATTAACGTCTAACGATCTATAGGCGTAGCACAACGCGGGAGGATGCCAAGGCATCCCACACGACCTACACAACTCGTAGTCAACGCTCACGGGCTTCTTCATGCTTGCCTTCCGGTTTCGTCTTACCGTCAGCCTTCGGCGACACTAACTTGCACAGGGCATCGATCAACGCGTTGCGCTCCTCCACCTTGACGTTGAGTCCGTCAGGCGTGCGCAGGTCCACCTCGCTCTTGTCGCCATACACATGCCGCAGGATCTTCGACACGGTCCACTTGCGCGTGTCCACCCGCAGGCGGCTACGCTCGAAGTTCTCCCGATCGAACACCCGGCTGCCATTCAGCCGCGTCACGTAATCGTTCACCGCATCGTCCGCGATGTCGACAATGTCATCCGCGAAGTACTCACAGCAGGCTTCCCGCGCGATCCGGTAGCGCTTGTCGAAGTCTGCGTGCTGGCGTCGCCATCGTTGCAGCGTGGCCCAGGTGGGCATTTTCGGATCGCGGCATACCGAGGTGCCGGTTTCCCCGTTCGACAACCGCGTGCAGATACTTTCCGACAGGTCGTAGGTATACAGCTTGGGTTTATCGGCAGGGGACGGCGGCGGGGTGCTGCGATCGGGCTGCGACTTCAGGCGACGGGTTACACGCTTCAGACCTCGTTTTCGCGGCTTAGGGATCTTTCGAGCGGGGGCCAAGGGCGCACCTTACGGTCAACGCGGCCGAAGGTACCACACAGCTTGGCAATTTGGCAAAGGGTGCCCGCGCGCGCGGCGGTGAGGGTGCAGACAGACTCCTCAAGGCGGTATCCGCGTCGCGACGGGCGAGGGTCAGCCTAACACAGTGAGCTGGCGGCGGGGAGTGACCCCGCACCGCCAGCGGGCCACGAACTCACAAATGCATGAGTAGCACCGTTACCGTCGCGGTTTCACGCTCGCCCCAGCCCGCGGTTACCGAGGTGGCGTATAGCCCCCACCACCCTAACATACCTTCCGGCGTTTGGGTTGCACGCCCATGGCGCAGCGGCGGTATTTGCACCCTGAGAGCATCGCATCCCACTTGGCCGCACGCTGTGGGTCGGTGATCTCGACCGCATACGCCAGCAAGGAAGCCGTGGTGCCGCGCACGGTCAAGGTGCCACCGTGCTCCAGGAGGTGGTCCGCGCCGAAGTCTGGATCGCTCATGTGGAAGCCCTCCGCAACAGTGCCTGCAACAGGCCCATCGCCTCGACGAAGTCATCTGTGGTGGTGCCTTGCGTCATCTGCAGGTTGGCGCACACAATCGCCTGAGCCACGATGCCATAAATCGCGGCGCGATCCTCGCACCCGGTCTCCAGGTCGCGCAACAAGTGTTGGTTAATAAGTTTACTCACTTGAGCGCCTCGTCGATGCGCCGTAGGAGTTCGATGTAACTTTCGCGGTCCCACTTCTCCCAGCCCACAGTCTCGCGGTACAGTACCAGTTTCTCCCGTGCAGCTTTCAGCACCTCGCGCAGCCGGTCTAGCTGCTCCGCGTTGTTGCAAACCTCATCCAACCCGCGACAGTCTTTCATACCTTCTCCTGCAGCCACACTTCTGGGTCGCCCGTGGTGGGATTCGCGGCAGCGACCGCCACGTCGCATTCACCGCTGCCGCCGTGGGCGCATAGGAACACCGGCACCCGGCCGCTGCCCAGCTCGGCGCGAATCGCGGGCAGCTTCTCGATCAGTTCATCAAGTGTCATGTTGGCTCACCAGACCGTTTAGCCACACGTACCGGAGTAGCGACTAGTTCCCACGAGGTGAACGCGCCCTTGTCCATAGCAGCGCAGGCAACCCAAAACTCCCCCCAACAATCATCGCATAAACTGAACTTACTCTCCAGCGTCTCGAAGTGGACAATCTTCACATCGCGGCAGCATTTTGAACACAATCCCAGCTTAGTACTCACCCGTAACATACGAATTACCTCGCGCGTATACATGGCCAAATGGCATCCTTTGATGTTGGTCTGCATAAAACCCTCAAAGGAAACCATTCAAAGAAGACCATAGTTGGCTATCTTTGAAAACACTATTAATCACGACACTTTATATCAAAAAACCTCAAAGGTTGCCAAACCAGGGTGCCCTGGGAGCCTTTGACCGGATTATGCGCATAAAACACTCAATTAGCGCTAATTCAAAGGTGACCATGGTTGGTCATCTTTGAGGCATCCTTTGAACCTCTTTAGCGTCAATATCCACCTTTTTAGCGTTAATATCTACTAAATGCTCAGGAAGCGCCCAACTCCAGCCAAAACCCCGCCCGCCATCCTTTACAGACTCCACCTTCAACATCGTCTTAGCGCGTAACAGCGTTCTACCGTTAATCTGCGCGCTCTGTGCCCGCTTGCCGATGTACAGATACGTCTGAGGGCCATCCGCTAGCACATGGGCCAGGAACGACTTGGCCTGTTCTAGTTTGGGTTGGCCATTGTTTTCTTCTGCCGCAGCCAACAGCTCGTCCGCGCGTCCTACCACCCCCTCACGCCAGTCTATTTTAGTCGTCTGTATCAGCTCCCGTTGTTGATTGAATAGCTTGATGGGCTGTATGCGGTACCTGAAACCGTCGCCATCTGGCCCGATGTTTGATTTAGCGCGCACGACAATGCGGCTGTCGTGTTCTTCATCCTGTCTGTCCCGCACCACTGCGAACACCATGCGGGCCAATCCACCAAAGGCCAGTGAGCCGGTAACTCGCGCAAGCGGCGCCTTGCCTTCCGTGTTCTTGGTGAAGTGATGCACCCCCAGGATCATGACTCCCAATTCTTCCCCTAAAGCACACAGGGGCGCCAGACTACGCCTCACTTCATTGCCGAGGTTGGAGTCACCATCGACCACGCAGATGATCGGGTCCACGACAATCATCCGCAGATGGGGCAGGCTACGGGCATGTCTGCGTAAGTCCTGCAAGTCGCGTGCGGGATCGAAGTCCCGTTGCTTCCCTGCCTCTACGGCGCCTGTGATGATGCTGACTTTATCCAGATCCGCCCGAGCTGCGGTTAACCGGGGGACGATGGTTTGCGCTGTCGCATCCTCCCCCGACCAGATGAGCGCCTGTCCGCGATGCTCGCACCGCGTCCCATCCGGCCACGCGCCACCTTTGGTAATCGTAGCCAACCAGCTCAATGCAACCGTAGATTTGGCGTGCCCGCCATCTCCGGCAATCAAATGCAACATGCCGCGGGCAAGATACTCTTTCCACAACCAGTCAACCGGCTTCATCCCAATAGCGGATGCCAATTGCGTGACGATGCGCGCAGCTCCGTTCAGTTTTTTATTTTCCGGTCTGCCGGCGGGTACCTTGCCCCCCGCATCTTTTACCCGCTTGAATAGGGTTGCGATTGTCGTGTTGGTTTCTTTTTCGTTTTTAAACGAGCGGTATTTCTTCCTGACTTCCAACTCACTGGGGAAACTGCTCGCCGGGTGACTCCAGTAATCCCCGCGCGAGTAAGCCACCGCGAGGTTCTCACCATCTTTGCTCCCCCCACTCGCATGGCTAATCGCGGATAACACCTCGCGCCATTCATCATGGGGGCAATCCGGGTCCAACTTCGGCAGAATCTCAATAAGGCGTCCCCGCTCGATATCCCAATCCTCCGCGGGGCTACCGTGCGCGTGTCCGTTCAACTTACGAACGGCGCGCTTTTTGAGTGCTTTACATAACCACGCGGGCAGCGGTCCCGGCTTGCCGACCTCTTCCAAGGTGGGCCACCACAGCATGTAACCCCCTTGGCCCCGCACATCGACTCCCGGAACGGGGCAGCCTTGGGGGGAGGCAATCTCCACCCCTTCGGGGTACTGATACAGCAGGTGCTTACCCCGAGGCGTCTGGCGCGTTTGGTAGTCCCCTAGCTGGCCGCGGTTCGCCTCAAACCAAGGTCTCCCCTGCGGGTCGATATCGACCACCAGCAGGCCCGACGCTGAGCCCGTAGGAACGCCGATGTAGGCATCCGGCCACTCCCGCCACCACTTGGCGATGATCGCCGCATCCTGGCTCGCGTCTTTGAACCCGTGGCGCGTGAGCGGCTCCTTCCTGCGCTTGCCGAACTTATCCGGGGGGAACACGGAGCAAGGGAAAACCGGGTAATCCGCCGCAACCGCTAAAGCCGCTCGAATCGCGGGCGATTCCCCATTGACTCCCGAATCCGAATGTGATTGACGTCCTACCCGTGGATCGGATATTTTTCGCATTGAGTGTTCCGGCCTTGTGCGTCAAGGGAGCCCGCCCGTTTCTGTCAGTGGCGTGGCGGGTCATCCCTTTCAATTTTGTTAAACCCCGCGCGGACGCTAGTCCCGCGACGCTTGCGCCGTCAAGGCTCGGGGAAACCCGGTCGGGTTATCCACAGCTTTCCCCTAGATCGAGACCAGCTTCTCAACGCGCTTGAACCCGAGCTTTTCCAATAGCTTATCGCTCGGGGTCGTATGGCGCCCGTGCCGCAGTTTCCACAAGTAGGTGCGATTCACCCCCAAGGCTGCGGCGGCTGCCTGCACTCCGTTGTGCTCTTTAATGAACGCCTCCAGGCGTCGTTGCAGCGGAGTCTTGCTTTGTGGTTTCATAGGTGCGAAACCTAGCACAGCCGGGGGAATAAAAAAAGAGGTTGCGCGGCTATGAAACCTCTGATAAGCTCCTACCCATCGAAACGACGCACACGCAGCACTAAGGACGCCCCGCATGAAACATGAAATTGCCCGAATGACCAAAGAGCGCGATATCGCTCAAGCGACGGGTTATTTTGGAGCGGCTGAGCTATGGCAAGCTGCGATAGATCACCTTTCTAAGTTCCTGTAGTCAACTCGATTGCGCCTGCCCACAAGCGGACGCAATCAGATGCCAACAGGCACCAGCGACGCCCCCGCGATGTGGGCACTTAGGAAAACGACCATGACCACGACTCTCATGCAGGCTTCCCACCAGTGGAGCACCCGCCCCTCGGACGAGCGTTTCGTCTCTTTGACGGACCTCGACGCGCACTGCCAGAACATCAAGGCGTGCTCCAAGGCGATGACCCTCGACACCAAGTCGATTCACGCAGCCCCCGTCGAAGGCGACAGCAACGCGATGATGCTGGTAGGCCCCTCAGGTGCCGCGGTGGCTCCGACTCACTGGGCATTCGGCCAGCTCGCCCAACGTGCGGGCGCCCCGGCCGGCTACATCCGCGACCTTCCGGCCCCGCTCGCCGCTGATTGCATCAATTATGGCCTCACCACGCGCTCGGTCGAGGATATCGGCGTGCTGCTCTACAAGAACGGCGGCGCGCCTCAGATCAAAGCCGTCACCGGCCCCGACTACGGCCGCATCTGGAACGCCTCCATCACCCGCGCGCTGGTGCAACGCTTCGGGGATGGCCTGACCGGTGCGTTCAAGGTCCCCGGCGAGTTCGGCAAGCGTGTCGCGGTGACCAAAGAGAACACGACGCTCTACGCCTCAGACCGCGACATGTTCGTGTTTCTGGCGGACGAGGAGCACCGCATTGAGATCCCGAACCGTCGCGACGGCAAGACGGGGCAGCTCTCACGTGGGTTCTTTGTGTGGAACTCCGAAGTTGGCAAATGCAAATTCGGGATCGCGACCTTCCTGTTCGATTATGTTTGCTGCAACCGCATCGTGTGGGGCGCGCAAGGCTATGAGGAGATCACCATTCGCCACACCAGCCGCGCCCCCGAGCGTTGGGTTGATCAGGCGTTGCCGGCGCTCCAAGACTACGCTAACAGCTCCACAGCCGGTGTACGCACGGCCATCGAACACGCAATGAGCTACAAGATTGGCGGCGGTGGCGGCACCCCGGATGATGTAACTAACTTCCTCAACGCGCGATTCAGCAAGGGCCAGACGGCTGCGATCAAGGCGGCGCACTTGGCCGATGAGGGCCGACCGATCGAGACCCTGTGGGACGCAGCAACAGGTGTCACTGGGTACGCCCGCAGCATCCCGTACCAAGACGAGCGGGTTCTCCTGGAGCGTGAGGGCGGCAAGATCCTCAAGCTGGTTGCGTAACCCACGACTCACCACGGGGCGGGGACCGACACCCGCCTCTTTAAGGAGAAACTGACATGAATAACTACCGAGGGCCGTACAAAAGAGCCAGTATGGATATTATCAAAATACACTACGGGGAAGGCGTATCACCCTGTACCAGTCAAGTCGCTTTATGTGACGCGGAGAGTGAAATTGCGGCGAATTCCCTCCACGCAAACGAAGCCCGGTGCCTGAAGGAATTCAACCACGCCCGGGGTATACCCGACTATCTGCAGGATGGCCGGTACTATCTCACGGATGACGACGGCGAGGTATGCACTTATGAACTGGCGGAAGAAGTCGATCCGACCCCGTGGTGCACAAGCTGCGACGCGATGAAGCCCCAGCACTGTCACTGTGGCCCAATTGTGGAGAACAACTGACATGTCAGGATATGCTTTTGCATTCGCTGTCTGGCTGCGTTGGTGCCACGATGCGCGGTTTACGTTTCGCGGCTGTGATTGGAGCAGCCCTTCCGTACGCCTCTCGTGGACGTACTTGAATGGCCCTGTGGTGGGCATGAAAGTACAACAACGCACTGACCCATTTGCGTTTGGCATCGTCACTGAGGTGGTGTACAGCAAACTAGCCCTCATCCGTGAGTGGGCGGTGGATATCACCGTGGAATACGACCACAGACAGATATCGATGGGTCGCTCCGACTTTAATCAACACTGGACTGTGCTTTAGGAGTAACGAACGTGGCCGCTAAAAAAATTCTCAAGAAAGAGCCCGCTCCGAGCAGCGTGAGTCTCATTGTTCCCCAGGCGGACCCTGAGCTATCGAACTCCGCCAAGCGCATGCTGGCCCAGGCGCAGGCAATCGAGGTCACGACTGCAGTAGAGTATGAGGAAGCCGCCGTCGTGCTGCAGAACCTCACCCAGCGCGAGAAAGAGGTCGAGGCGCGCAAGGCGGAGGTGTGGGACCCGCTGGCGAAGCTGACCAAGGCCGTACAGGCGCTGTTCAATCCGCCGCTCAAGGTGCTCGACCAAGCCAAGAAAACCGTGAGCGGCAAGATGGGCGTGTATGCGCTGGAGCAACGCAACATCGCAATCGCCAAGCAGCAGGAAGCGGATGACGCGGCGGAAGCTGCCCGGCAAAAACTGTTAGATAAGGCGGAGCGCGCCACGGATGACGGCAATCACGCCCGTGCGGTCGTGTTGGAAGCGCGCGCCGAGAGTATCCAAGCGCCGACCATCGAGACGGACATTCCGAAGGTCTCGGGTATTCAACTGCGCGAGCGCTGGCTGTTCGAGGTGGCTGACCCGTTGCAACTACCTAGGGCTTACCTGACGGTGGACGAGTCAGCTATACGCAATGCGGTAAACGTTACTAAAGGGGCCATCAAAATACCCGGCGTGCGCATCTGGTCCACCCTGAAGCCGCAGGGTTAACTAATATGAAAACCACTTTAATGGATAACCTACCCGAGGGGGTGTTACGGGCTCGCGACGTCCGACACCTAACTTCCTGTGCAGGGTGCGATGGAATAGGCGACAGTCGCTTGATGATCATGGCGCCGTCCTCAGTTATTTCGGTGTTCTGGCATACAAAGTGCTGGCTACGCCGACATACTTTTCAGGAAGCTTTGTTGCTGTCTACCGTCAACATGGGAAAGATCCGCCTTTGCGATCTTAGTCAGCACAAAATGAAGCGGCTGCTCGAAGGTTATGCAGACCGCCGCCGTAACCTACTATGCAACCGGAAAAAAGTTTAGTTGCAGAGGCGCAGCGTAAAACAGTCTAAGAGCACAGTCCGACCCCCTCGGACCAGGGCTTGGAAGTACCCCGGTGACACCGGACGCGCTGCGCCTCTCGCATAGGACGGAACTGACATGAAACATCGCATGCGTGCGCTGCCAGAAGTAGTGCAGACCCTCAAAGAGCGCAAAGCCATGGCGACCCCGCTGCAGACGGCGCAGGAGCGCGCCAAGACCAAAGGCCGCGCGTTCACGTATGCCCGCGCCTTGTTGTTGGACACGGACAAAATAGCCGGGTTAGATGTGGGCCGCGCGCCGTTCTCGCATATCGATGCGGAGACGATTGCGCAAAAGGCTTGGGCAGACGGCTATCTGGCCGCGCTGCGGGACGTGAGGAAAGGAAAATAACGGATGGACAATTTTACGCTGGCTAGCTTGATCATTATCGCGCTCAGCAACCTCGTGTTGGCGTATCGGCTGGTCCAATACACGCGGAAGATTCAATATCTACGGCAGAACGTAGAAGAATGGGTTAAAACCGCCGCAGCTTGGAAAGGTCTCTATGACCTACAGGTTGAAGTCAGCCTCCGCAATGCGAAAGTAGCTCAGGAAAACCGCGCCACCGCGGACGGCTGGCGAAACGAGTTTCTTCGGTGTCAGGAAAAGCTAGAGCAATCGTATACAAACGGTACACAAGATATAAACTGATTCAAGGAGAATAGCGGTGTTGATACTTACAAGGCGCGTGGCTGAAAAAATCATGATCGGGGACGATGTTACTATCGTGGTTCTGGGAGTGCGCCACGGGCAGGTTCGCTTTGGGGTCACCGCGCCGAAGGACACCCCGGTGCATCGTGAAGAGATTTTTGACCGCATCAAGGCCGGCCAGGAGAAACCGCCAAAATGACCGACGTGGGACGACGCCCGACGCTGCACGAGCTGCTGCTCGCACTGCACGCGATCAAGCACATCCATGCCGACCGGCGCACCCTAGACCCGGAAGCGGAGGAGTTCGCGGTAGAGCTGATCTTCACCCGCGCGGAATGCCCCGGCGATTGGATCGAGGGGCAGCCCAAGCCGCAGTGGATGTTCGAGCAGCTCATCGAGGAGCTGTCAGCGTGGTTGAGCCAGCGCAACCGCGAGGAGCAGTGGGTTTCGAAAGAGGAGCGTATGGGGTCCTCAATCGACACCCTCATGGCGCACTGGACGGAGAAGTTGAAAAAAGCCGCTGAGACACCCTTCGAGAACATCGCGACGCGGATGGAAAAGCGGGTACTCCAAGACACCGTGCTGCGCCTGAAGGAATTGCAGGAGCGTCGCAACGCGGGGGGTGTCTACTCGCACGTGGAGAGCAAACGCGAAAAAGCCCGCAAGCAGTGGGAAGAGGACGAATACGAAGGGCCGAAGCGCGAGGAGGAGCAACGCCGCGCGCACGCCAAGATGAATAGTGAGCAATGGTTTGAGGATCGTTTCCGCCAGACAGCGGAAGATTTGTTCGGCGCCAGCTTCAAGGACACTTTTTTTGGCGCAGACTGGGCCAACGCCAACCCACCTCCGCGCAACAACGCTAACAAACAAGCATGGCATGTAACTCTAGGTGTACCAGCCAGTGCAAGTAAGGCTGAAATCAAAAAAGCGTACCGCAGGCTGGCCGCGAAGTTTCACCCGGATCGCTACAAAGAGGCGGACGGACATGCGAGAATGGCTGAAATCAACACCGCACGGGATGAAGGGTTGGGTGGGTTATGAGATACCAACGAGGTGAGTTTGATTGGGTAATCACCGCAATATGTACCGGCGGTGCTGCACTAATAGCGCTGTTTATCTGGGCTACGGTAACCGAGCAACGCGAGTGGGACGTTTTTAGCGTCACGCATCACTGCAAAGTAGTCGGCCGGGAATCTAGTAGCACTTCGACTGGTGTAGGCCCGGTGTTGGGTAATAACAATTCTGGCGGGGTTGCTGTCATAACTACGACGACCCCCAGCAAAACAGGCTACCAATGCGACGACGGTGTGACTTACTGGCGGAATGATTAGTGAGAAACGCTAACTGTAAGGCTTGCGGGGGTTATAATGGCAAAAGTATTTGAGTTGGACGAAGCCGCGTGGCAGGAGTGGGTCGACTCGCGTCCCGCAGTCGTCAAAGGGATCGCTGAGCGGCTCCGCCCCGACAAGCTGTATCGAATGAAATCCACCCGCCAGCGCGTCACGATGCATTCGATTAACGAAAACGGGACGGTGACGGTGGACGTCACAGGCCGGTTCAACTTGATCGACTTCGACCGGCAGGTGTTTGGTATAGACCCGGACGACTTGGAAGAGTGCGACTTGCCCACAGCGGGTGAGTCCGTCGGTACCCTGTGTAACGAGGAAGAAGCCGACGCGCTTATCGCTAGCCGAATCGCGATGCTGCATCGTGAAGGCAAGCAACACAACGAGGCGCTTTGCCCCGTTTGTCACCCTCCGCAATGAGGAATGCTAACTGCAAAGCGTGCGGACTCCACGCGTTCGCGCATACCGTGTGCGTTGACGGTGATGGTCCAAAAGACGCGGATATTCTTGTTGTTGGACAAAATCCAGGGCACAAGGAAGACCAACAGGGACGCCCGTTCATCGGCCCATCGGGGTATATCCTGAAGGGGCAGCTCGCGAAGGCTGACATCGACATGCGCACCGTGCGCTACACTAATCTCGTTAGGTGCATTTCACCGGACAACCGCGAGCCGACCGCCAAGGAGATCAAGGCTTGCAAGCCGTATCTGGACGCGGAAATAAAGCTCGTCGATCCGAAGTACATCGTGCCGCTCGGCTCACCCGCGACGAAGGCGCTGGCAAAGGCCAAAGTCAGCACCGCGCACGGGCAGATGATCGAGAAGGACGGTCGCATTGTTTGTCCGAGTTTTCACCCCGCGGCGACCTTCCGCGACCCCTCCAAGCTGCAGGTGATTCAACAGGACTTCGCACGCCTGAAGCGCCAGATCGACGGCACGCTAGGAGCCACACAAGACGCGTTCAAGTACCGCGTCGTCACGGATCGGTCGATTCTGAAAGAGTTCCTGGAGGCGTTTGAGGACGCGGAGGACTTCGCCTACGACACCGAGACCAACGGGCTGTTCCTGCGCAAGCCGGATTTCAAAGTGCGCTGTATCGCCTTCGCGTTGCCCGACTGTTCATGGGTCATCCCGCTAGAGATGCCCGGAGGATTTTATGACCAAAACTGGCAAGCCCAAGCCGCGATATTTCGGGTGTTGGCGCGCAAAGCAAAGGGCAAGTGGGCGTGCGTGTTCCACGGCAAGTACGATTCCGGGGCACTCAAAAGAGCTTATGCCGTTTCGCTGGCCTATGACTTCGACGCCATGCTGGCGCACTATGTGGGTGATGAGAATCAAGACCACGACCTCAAGTACGTCGCCCGCGTTGAGCTTGACTGCCCCGAATACGACCTCCCGAAAGAACTGAAGATCAGCGAGGACGATAAAGCGTGGCGAAAGTTGATGGAGGACGTCGAGAATCGAAATAAGTACTGGCAGTACAACGGCCGCGACGCGTGGAATACGCTGCACCTGTCGTACAAATTCGCGGCGCGGCTACGCACCAATGCCCCCATGCGCCGGCTATTCTACGAGCTGGTAATGCCGTCCTCGCGGGCGCTGGAGTCGATCGAGGCAGAAGGGTTGCCCATCGACCACCAGAAATACGCGCAGATGGAGACGCAAGTCGCGATGGCGCGCGATGTCTCAGAAGAACAGCTTAACGAACACGCAGCGGAGAAGATCAATTGGAACTCCCCACAGCAGGTAGGGCGCATTCTGTTCGATGAGTTGAAGTTGCCTGTGCAGATGAAGACCCCGACCGGTGCGCCCTCCACCAGCGAGGCGGCGATTGTTGACTTGAAAGGCAAGCACCCCATCATCGACGAGTTGCTGCGCTATCGAGAGTTAGATAAGTTGCTCGGCACTTACCTGGAAGGGTGGAAGCAATACATTATCGCTAACCGCATCTACTTCAGCTACAAACAGCATGGGACTACGACGGGACGCTTTGCTTCTCGGTTCCACTCCATCCCTACAGACCCCGAGATACGCTCTATCGTTTCAGTCGACGACGCCTACGACTGGGAATTCGTCGCGATGGACTTGTCGCAGGCTGAGCTGCGCATCGCGGCGGAGATGTCCGGCGATACGACGCTTATCGACATCTACCGTCAAGGGCGCGACGTGCACTGGAACACCGTGCTATTCCTCGTAGGCGCGGGGCACATGCCAGAGTACGCAACCGCTGCTCTTGAGATGGGCGCATTGTTGGCCCGCTCCACGAGTAACCCCAAAGTACGCCGCATCCGCCCGAACCTCACACAATCTCTAGAGGCCATGCGAGTTGTGGGGGTGGAGAAATGCGCGGAGGCTTGGAAGGGGTGGAAGGAAGCCCGAACTAACGCTAAAAGGGTCGGATTCGGGTTCCTTTACGGAATGTACGAAAACACGTTTATAGAAAAAGCCAAAGTTGATTATGACTGGTATTGCACCTACGCCCAGGCGCACGCTTTCCGTACCGGGTTTTTTGAGGTGTACCCCGGCTTGGAGCCCTGGCACAATCGCTGCAAGAAAATCGCACGAATCGACGGCTGCGTGACCAATATGTTCGGTCGCGTGCGCCGGCTGCCTGCCATTCAAAGTAGCGATAAACTAGCGCGCATGGAGGCGGAGCGCCAAGCCGTCAACGCCCCTGTGCAAGGCACGATCGGCGATTGGAAAGCGGCCGCGATGTGCGAAATTAACGAGACAATCGACAAGGACAGGTTTAAACTCTGTGGCGAGCATCACGACGCCCTTCTGGGGCTGGTCCGCAAAGGCTGTGAGGACGACACATTGCCCCGCGTGCGAAAAATAATGGAGCGGCCGAAGCTTCTGAAAACCTTCAAGATCAAAATGGCAGTCCCGATGGTCGTTGACGTCAACGTTGGACCGTGGGGCAAAGGCGAGGTGTTCCGTGATCCGAGATGACGACGGTTTCGGGTATATGATCGTGCCGATAAGTTTCGATCGCGAATCCTTCGACGCGTTGAAAGAGCTGTTGCGAGAGAAGTCACAGGCCGTGCGCTTGCGCGGTCCTGATCAGCCCGAAGGGCGGTTAGAGCGCGAGGCACTCAAGCGCGTGTTCGACCAGATCCGCGACGTAACCTACTCATGAGTGACGATCTCAAGGCAGAGCGCAATCGGCTCTACCGGGCGAAGCATGGTGAGGAGCTGCGCCGCAAGGACCGCGAGCGCCGGAAGAACCAAAACACCCCCGCGCCCCCAAAACCCGCGCTGGCTGCGTCCGTGTGGCTGAACTGGATTACGGCGCCGCCACCGAAAGGCGACCCGGATGTTTAAAACCGGCTTCAGCAAGGTGAAGGCGTGGCGCTCGTGCAATAAGCGCTACGACTACGCCTACAACCGTAACCTCCAGGCGAAGCGCAAACCCGCCGCGATGTTCCGCGGTACGATCCTGCACGAGATGCTGGCCGCGCGCGATGTAAAGAACGAGGGCGCCGCGATTGCGGTGTTTTGGGATTACGACATCAAATACAGCAAGCTGTTTGAGTCAGAGCGCGAGTTCTACGGTGAGAATTTCCTCAGCGACATCTGGCGCATCTACCGAGGGTACGTGCGGACCTACCGCGACAACGACTGGAAAGTGTTGAATACGGAAGGCTTGGTACGCACACAACTTACCCCCAAAATTGAGTTTGAGGGTCACTACGATTTGCGCGTGATCGATAAAAAGCGACGTTGGCTAGTGGACCGCAAGACCCACCGTGTGATACCCACCGCCGAGGAGCGGTTCAGCAACGCGCAACTGCTCTTGTACGCGGAAGCCTGGAACCGGGAATGCAAAGCCGCTGACCGTGTCGACGGCATCATCTGGGACTACATCCGCACCAAGGCGCCTACCATCCCCGAGGTGCTGAAGGGCGGCCAACTCACCCGGCGCAAGGACCTCGACACGGACGAATACACCTACCGCAAGGCCATCAAGGACAACGACCTTGATGCGGATGCATACGAGCCGTACTTGCGCGAGTTAGCGAAACGGCCGCCGGATCGGTTCTACGCTCGTGTGCCGCTGCCGATCCCCTCAAAGGAGATGACCAAGACCGTGGTGGATGAGTTCATTCACTCCGCTGAGGCGATTCGCACCGCGAAACAGTTCCCCCGCAACATGACATACACCTGCACCCGGTGCGAATTCCTAAAAATCTGTCAGGCAGAATTGTCTGGCATTAACGCTAAATTCGTGGAAAGATCCGACTATGAGCAACGCCCGGAAGACACGCTCGAAACGAGCGAAGCCTAAACCGCAAAAAATTCGCGCGGTAGTACTGTATGACATCGACACACAAAGAACATATAGGAAGTTAGCCGAAATGCACGCGGCGATGCTCGAATTGAGTAATAAGGG